GGACCTCGGCCCTCGTAACCCTTACTACAAGTTACCTTGGATGTCTAAGCGTATAGAAGTATTTATTCCCAAACTAAAGCACAGCATTGACTTTATATTTATACGTCCCCCTTACCAAATAGACTTAAGAAATTATTTATTAAAGTATCAAGCTAGTTGTCTTTCAGAATGTTGTGTGTCTTTAAACTACTCTCCTAGCGGACTATCTAAAAAGAGTTCTATTAGATTTGATAATGCCTTTAAGGGTGAGTCAGGAGTAATTACTATAAATACTAACCCTGATGTATCTACAAAAGAACATGTTGAAAAAATAATAAAGCTGTGTCGTGACGAAGATTTAAATTTTATGCCAAGAGACCTAGGAAATTATGTTGTTCACGAATTCCCTACTGACGAGTTTTGTAGCAAAGAGCAACCCATATAATAAATTAAAAAACATCTTGACCAAAGTATCAAATTAGCTTATAATAGATTCTCAAATTAACTAAAAGGAAAAACAAAATGGCTTGGACACAAGACAAGAAAGACGCAGTAATTCAAGAGTACACAGACACTATGGCTAATGAGTATGACACTGACGAAAGTCGTGCCTTAAACTCTATGGAAGTTGTAGAAGAACTTGCTGTTAAATACGAAGAGGCCGTAAACGGTACTCGTGCAATACTTAGCAGAGCTGGGGTGTACATCAAAAAATCAGCAGTAGCTCCCGCAGCTAAAGCAGCAGGTGGTACAGCAGCCGCAGGTACTAGCAAGCGAGTAAACAAAGCAGAAGCTATCCAAGCTCTAAAAGATGTTATTGTTATGTTATCTAACAACGATCCAGCTGCACTAGAAAATGAGATTCTAGATAAATTAACAGGTAAAGCAGCAATGTACTTTACTGGTGTACTACAGCCGTTAGTAGGAGAATAATATGTTAAAAGTTGTTTTTGATAATAGTGCGAATTACATGGGAGATTTTTACATGTATTACCAAAATCCCGTAACAGGCGGAACAGCTTGGGGAGTTTGTACAGCAGAAATAACCGAACCGTTTATGACTTCTAAGTATCCTATCAAAGTAAACCTTGAGACTGAGGTTTTACTTTGGAACTGGAATTACAACAAACTTGTAAAAGTCGAATATAAGAAAGTAAAAAAGCTAACCCCCCTTAGCGCAATACTACAGAACGATCGCTAAACCTAATGATCGTTACGAGGAACACACTGACCTCATAGAGACAATCATACTAGAAAACGACTTAAAAGGAATACAATATAGGTTCACGATCTCAGAATTTAGAGATCAAACCTATGTTGGTATCCGAGAATGGTACATGGACTTTGAAGGGGAATATGCTCCAAGTAATAACGGAGTAACTTTACCGTATAACTTGCATGTTACGTCCAGACTATATAAATCGTTTACAGGTATGTTAAGTGACGCAGAAGTTTTAGATCAAGTAATTCAGGAAGCAAAAGATGCAAAAGATTAAAGAGTTAATGACAGCATATTCAAAAGCATACTATAACGGTAATCCTATTGTAAGTAACGAAGAATATGACGCACTAGAACGTATCCACGGCCAGATTATATCAGGCGTAGGAGAAATTCCTCATGCGTATAGAATGTACTCTTTAAAGAAGCACTATGATCGTGACGGAGCTTTACCTATAGGAGACTACGTAAAATCTGAAAAGCTAGACGGTGCAGCAGCTGACTTAACCTATGTTAATGGCAAGCTTACAATAGCCTTGACTCGTGGAGATGGTATTAAAGGCAGAGACATTACTGATAAAGTACGAACTCTAAATGTACCTCCTACTATTCCTAAACAAGGCATTGTACAAATAACTGGAGAGATAGTCGCTCATAAAGATATGGAAAACTCTCGTAACTACGCTAGTGGTGCACTAAATCAAAAAGATATGAAAGTGTGGCAGGAGAAACGTACTGAAGGAGATATGGAGTTCATTGCGTACAACGTACAAGTAGTTCAAAACCTATGGGGTTTAGAATTAACCTATAAAGACGATTTAATAACTTTACATAATTGGGGCTTTTCAACTGCATCTACTAATGATGAATTTTCTTGGTCAGACATATACCCTACAGACGGTATAGTGTACCGACTTAATTCCAATGTAGGGTTTAACAGACTAGGGTTTACTGATAGATTCCCTCGCGGAGCATTTGCGTACAAAGAAGAAGCTGAAGCAGTAAGTACAAAACTTATGGAAGTTATTTGGCAGACGGGTAAGAGTGGTAAAGTTACTCCAGTAGGTATTTTAGAACCAATAGTTATAGGAGAAGCAACTATATCGCGTGCTACCTTAAATAATATAGCATACATCGAAGCTCTTGACCTAGAGATAGGTTGTACAGTACAGGTTATCCGTTCAGGCGAAATTATCCCTAAGATTATTGGTAGGATATACGACTAAATAAGTACACCTCACGTAAAATAGTTTTAAAAACTTCTTGCAATTTTGTCAATTTCTAGCTATAATAGTTTCAGAAGTTGAGGCACTAACTATAGATGGAAAAAATAATGAATATATTAGCTCCAACACAATGTCCTTCTTGTAGCTCTGCTATTGAACGAGTCAAAGACCAATTATTCTGTAGAAATACTGATGATTGTCCTGCTCAATCTACCAAGCGACTACAAAACTTCTGTAAAAAATTAAAGATAAAAGGATTCGGAGAAGCTACACTAGAAAAGCTAGGACTACATAATTTCAACGATTTGTTGACCTTATCGACTGACTACGCTCAATCTAAAGGAATATCAGAGCATATGGCTCACAAGCTAGTACAAGTTTTAGTAGATAGAACTAGACTAGGTATTTCTCCAAACGATTTTTTAGCTGCCTGTTCTATCCCGTTAATCGGAGATGGTGCTATGCGAAAACTCTCATTCGACTCAGTTTCGAACATCACATTCAATATGTGCAAAATGCAGGGCATCGGGGACAAAGCAGCTGAAAATTTAATAAACTGGATAGAATTAGACTGGCCTATATACAAAGATTTATGGGAAGCTACTTTTACCGCACAGGAAGTACGAGTTGAAACAACTCTGCCAACTGTATCAATAACAGGAAAGCTAGACAACTTCTCTAATAGAACATCCGCCCAAGCTCATTTAGAAGCATTAGGGTTCAACGTAAAAAGTTCGGTTACAAAAGATGTAAAGTATCTAATTAGCGAAGATGGTAGTCAATCATCTTCATACAAAAAAGCAATAAATAACGGTATTCAAATACTAACAATAACAGACCTAGAGGAAATATATGTCAACTAAAATTAACTGGAACGAAATAAACACAGCAACACTAACACAACTAGCAGGAGATATTACAGCAGAAGTATCTCAAGATCGTCTAGTAGAAATTGCAGACGAAATGGGTACTACTTCACGTTCTATCGGAGCCAAGTTACGTAAAATGGAGTTCACTGTAGCCAAGGCAACTGCTAAAGCATCAGCTTGGACAGCAGAGCAAGAAGCAGCTCTAGAAGCATTAGTAAATGCTAATGAGAACCTATTAACTTACGCAGAAATTGCAGCATCTTTCCAAAATGGTGACTTTACCTCTAAACAGGTACAGGGCAAGCTATTAAACATGGAATTGTTTGGTAAAGTTCGTAAAGCAGAAAAGAAAGCTGCTCCTCGTACGTACACAGAAGCCGAAGAAGCTAAGTTTGTTTCTTTAGTAGAAGGTGGAGCTACAATGGAAGTTCTTGCAGAAGCATTCGGTAAGACAATCGCAAGTGTGCGTGGTAAGTCGTTATCATTAGTACGCTCAAAAGATATTGCAGCTATGCCCAAGCAAGAAAAAAGCACAGCAAAAGAGTCTAAGGACATTCTAGAAGGTATTGACGTTACAAATATGTCAGTAGAAGATGTTGTAGAAGCGACTGGCCGTAGTGCTCGTGGTATTAAATCTATATTAACCCGTCGTGGTGTTAGTTGTACTGACTATGATGGTGAAGCCAAGCATGCTAAACTAGCTGAAAAGACTTCTGACTAAAAATCTGGTGTAATTTATATTAAGAGGGTGGCTTTCGCCGCCCTTTTTTGTTTTAAGGAGGTACTAATGGAAAATATATACTTCCCAGATTACACTGAGGTATAATAGTGAATATAGAAGGAATAACGCTACATCTGCTCCTTCAACAAGACAGGGAACAGGCTTTAAAATATTATTCAGAAATCAATAATGATTATTTCTCTAGCTCTTTCTCCTCAGTATTAAAACACATAAATAGCTTCTATCAGGATAAGGGATACATTCCCAATATAGGCGAATTAGAGGTCTACCGAAGTCGGGACAGAAAAGTTTTATCTGCCTTAGCTTCTTTAAGATTAATAGACCCAGGCCCTATAGATATAGAAGTAGCCATAGAAGAACTAGCTAACCAATACGCACAAAATACCATCTTAGATTTAATAGACGGAATGTTAGAAACCATTTCCATGACTGACAGACATTCTTTATTAGACGAAGTATCTGGACTTACACACAAACTAGAAGAAAAGATTACCTCTACTAACTGTGTGCAGACTATAGCAGATATAAAAGTATTTAAAAGACCAGACGTTTTATTTAATCAAAAAGTTTACTCAGGTGTTTGCGACGAATGGGATCAAGAAGCAGGAGGTTATTACAAACAAGAGCTAGTGCTTATTGGAGGTAAGGCCGGTAGCGGAAAATCTATATTCTGCGCTAACCTAGTAGCACAACAACACCTACAAAAGAATGTTTCGATTTATTTCACAATAGAAATGACGGCTGGTGAGACTATGCAGAGAATAATATGTATTCTCGCAGATGTGTCTACCGCAGACCTTAAACAAGGTAATCTATGTGACGATGATATTAGGAAAGTGGCCGCAGTTATGGCGTCTTTGTTCGAGGGTGGCGATAAAGTCTTCGATAAATACTTTAACTCAGGCAAGACTGTAGATATTTTTGACTTTCAAGATGAACTATACGATACTTGTGAGGAAAAAGAAGAAGGTAAAATTATAATAGTAGACGACAGAAGCCTATCAGTAGGTGGAGTTGATGCTAAACTGTCTACATATAAATCAAAGTATGGAGACAAACTAGGACTGGGAGTAGTAGATTACTTAAACCAGTTAGTCCTAGATAGTACAACAGATATGTACGATTGGAAACCTCAGATTGTAGTATCTAAGACACTAAAAAATTTAGCTAGGAAATATGACATGTGTATAGTAAGTCCTTATCAAATGAACGAAGACGGTATTGCTAGATTCTCTAAGGGAATACTAGATGCCGCTGACGTTGCACAACTACTTAAAGTAGACTCTAAAGACTCTAATAGTTTGTTATTAGAAACTACTAAAGCTAGAGGTACAAATGATGAAGGCAGACACAGAGTTGGAATTAGTTGGACGTCCCTACGCATAGACCCAAGAGCAGTAGTTCTTGAGGATCTAGAACCTGTAGAGGATGAAGATAGCAAATTAGGAAAAGCAGTAGAGGGCTTAGGAATATGACAGAAGTAGAAAAATTATTAACTGAAAAAGAAGTAAGATTCTTTAGTAAGGGAAAAGATCTTCTTGTTAAATGCTTTAACCCCGACCATAATGATGCAAATCCATCTTTACGAGTAGATCGTCAAGATGGTACTTTTCACTGTTTTGGTTGTGGCTACAAAGGAAACATATTTACTCGCTTCAATAAATATAGAAATATATTTAACAGCAGAGTACAGGCTACTAGAGATATAATGAATGAGCTACGGAAAGCGTCTTGGTCAGGTTTTGAAACCCCCACAGACGCTTTTTTTATGTATGAACCTTTTAGAGGTATACCTGCCGAAATTATTAAAAGTTTCGGAGCATTTAAATCAGATCAAATAGGTATGGAAGGTAGGATGGTATTTCCTATAACAGACAATAGGGAAATTACAGTAGGATTTCAAGGGAGGTATATAAACTCAGAAGCTTCTCCAAAATACTTGATGTACCCTGCGGAAGTATCCTTGCCGTGGTACCCCAGCGCCAACAAGATAAAATTGCTAAATAATTCTATAATACTAGTAGAGGGGTTACTGGACGCATTATACTTACATGGTAAAGGACTAACTAACGCAGTAACAATATTTGGAACAAAAAGCGTTAAGTATGACAATGTGCTAGACTACTTACAGCAGTTTTTGCTTATGGGAGTAGATACCATATATATTATGATGGACGGGGACGCAGCAGGCTACGCAGCAGCAGAGAACCTAAGCTATATGATAAAGCAGCAAACAGATTTAGTAGTTAATGTTATTCGTCTAAAAGAAGGAAAAGATCCTGCAACTTTAAGTGACGACCACCTAGAAAATATGAGAAACAACTTGCAGAATAGCTGGATATAGCGTATAATAGGTTTTATAAATTAAGAAAAGGAATAAATATGAAAATAGCAGTAATACAAAAGATGCCAAGCAAGGTAAACTATGAGAAATCATTCAACATACAAAAACCTGATATATTCAATCTAAGCAGCAAAAAAGTTACACGTCTATTAAAGAAAGATGTGGACTTAGTCGTGCAAACTAAAGCTGAACATGTTATAGTACAACAACGTATTGCTAAGGGTGAGGCTGACCAAGAGGACTTAGGATTCTGTTCAGAAGCATACGACCTAGTAATTCTTATAGGTAGTGAAGCTGTAAAGATGTTTACTAAAGTATCTTCTGTTTCAGACTACACAGGTAAAATAGCTCCAGGCAAGAATGATGAGACTAACTTCTTTGTTAGTATAAACCCTGCGGTTCTATTGTTTAAGCCGGAGAACCGGCCTGTTTTTGACGAGACAGTTTCAAGACTTAAAGATTTACTAGAAGGTAAAGTCGAGGAGCAGATAGAAAGAACTTACGAGTTCTACAGAGAAACTTCTGATATAAAAAGCTACTTAGTAATGGTTCTAGACAACCCAAACTGGAAAGTTATAGGACTAGACTCAGAAACCTCAGCATTAGCAGCTAGAGATGGCTACATGTTAGGTATGTCTATATCTCATGAAATCAACCAAGGCATATACTGTGACGCAGATTGCTTTGACCAAGAATGTATTGACTTACTACAAGAGATTGTATCTACCCGTAGAACAGTGTTTCATAATGCTAAGTTTGACATGCACTTCTTCAAGTACCATCTAGGTACTAACTTTATAGGTTGTGACGTTCACGACACTATGATTATACATTACTTACTTGACGAACGTACAGGTACGCATGGACTAAAAGCTCTTACTATGAAGTATGGTAACTTAGGCGACTACGAGCGTGACTTAGATGACTTTAAAAAGTCTTACTGTAAGACTCACAAGATAAAAGCAGGCGAATTTAGTTATGATCTTATACCTTGGGACATACTAAAAATATATGCAGCTAAAGACACAGATGCAACGCTACAGTTGTACCACAAGTTTTATCCTATACTAGAAAAAAATGCCGACCTTCTTAGATGTTACGATGAGTTAATGTTGCCTGCACTACATTTGCTTACTAAGATGGAAGACCGAGGCATTCCTGTATCAGCAGATCGTTTACGCTTTGCTAAAACTTTGCTTACCCAAGAAATAGAAGTATTACAAGAAGAACTGTACTCTTACGAAGAAATAAAAATATTCGAACAGGGACAAGGACAAAGATTTAACCCTGCATCTCCACTACAACTAAGAAAGTTGCTGTTTGATGTTATCGGACTTAATCCTACAGGAAAGCTTACTGATACAGGTGCTATATGTACTGATGCAGAAGTGCTAATGGAACTAGCAGAGTTTCACGAAATACCTATGCTTATCATGAACATTAAGCAAAAATCAAAGCTTAAGAACACTTACATTGATAAGTTGTTGCCTGCTATTGACAGAGACAACCGAGTACGTACAGGATTTAACCTAACAACTACCAGCTCAGGTAGACTTAGTTCGTCAGGTAAATTTAACATGCAGCAACTTCCTAGAGACAATCCTATTATTAAGGGTTGCGTAAAAGCTAGGCCAGGATACAAGATTGTCGCAGTTGACTTGGTAACAGCAGAAGTATATTATGCTGCTGTACTATCAGGTGACAAAGCTATGCAACAGATTTTTGTTAATATGCAAAAAGACCCTAGCAAGTACCCCGACTTTCACTCTACTGTAGCGCACATGGTTTTCAAGATAAACTGTGAGCCTAATCAAGTAAAGAAAATGTTCCCGTATATGCGACAAGCTGCTAAAGCTGTTAACTTCGGTATTTTGTACGGCTCAGGACCCGCTAGTGTTGCAGAGCAGATTAATATTGCTCTAGGCCAAGCAGGGTTACCACAAGACTGTGACGTAGATACTGCTAAAGGCTATATCCAGACTTACTTTGCACAGTTTCCACAACTACACAAATGGGTTAAAGCCTGTCATGCTCAGATTAAAGCTAAAGGATTTATATACAATCACTTCGGTCGTAAAAGACGTTTACACAACATTAACTCTGTTGATAGAGGCGTAGCCGCAGCAGAAGTTCGTTCAGGCTTTAATGCTGTAATACAATCTGTAAGCTCAGACCATTTAGTATTAGGTGCTGTAGATGCAGACAACGAGATAATGCGTACAGGTATGGATGCTCTTATTTTTGCGCTAGTACATGACTCTATTGTTGCAGAAGTACGAGAAGACTTAGTACCTGACTATCTAGAACTTATTGTTCGCAATGTTCAAATAGACAGAGGCTGTTCTATTCTTGGGTGCCCAGTCGGTGTTGAGCAAGACTCAGAAGAAGGTGGCTCAGAAGACTACGGTTGTGGTAAACTAGCTAAAATGTTTCCCGAGCTTGCTGCTATATGATAAACTTCCCTTTCTACGTAATACGACCTTATTTGAGAATATTCGAAGAAGGAAACTACAAAATAATAGAGACTCATAAGAATAGATACGTACTAGACTATGTAGCCAGTAAGATAGGTAGTTACCCTATGCGTAGGGTAGCGCTTCTTAGTGAGACAGATAAGCCTTACGGACTGTACAGGATAAAGTACATCATTACTAGTATGAGTCAAATTATTTCTAGCAAGTACAAGTTATTCTTGGACGCAGCAGGCACACTAATTAGATGGAATCCTAAAGAGTTTGCAGAAGTTAGTTGCCACAGAATAACAAGCAGGTGGCAAACACAGGCGGGACATTATGCGATAAAACTAGACAAAGTACCCACTACATTCACAGTGACAGACGCAAATTACAACTATGCTCAAGTCGTGCGAATAGGTAGAACTTACATCTTATACGATCTTTGTAATGAGATGCGTAAGTCTACAAGGAAAAAAATATGAAGGCAGTAATATCTAACAGAATATATATAAATTGCGAAAGAGGGTCGGAACTAGACCTAAAGTTATGCGAAGAACTTACATACGAAATTAGTCAACAACCCGTATCTCCATTCCCTGTAATAATTAGAAATGTTACTAGAGTGTCTGATAAAGTAGTTACAATACCCGCAGGCAGAGCAGACCTTATACCTGACGAGTATGCTATAATAGATAAGAGAGCAGTAGTTCCTATTAATCTACCTAAGCCTAAATTTGTGCCCCGGAAAGACCAGCAAGACTGCATAGACCAAATAACTCATAATGGGCTAGTAAATGCTAAGCCAGGCTGGGGAAAGACTATAGCAGGACTAGGGCTAGCGCATAAGTTTCAACAAAAGACTCTTATTATAACTACTACAACAGTTATACGAGACATGTGGATTAAAGAAGTAGAAAAGTGGTTTGGTATTAAATGTGGTGTCATAGGAGGAGGTAAATTCGATATAGCACCAGATATTGTAGTAGGAAACATACAGACTTTACGAAACAAGGCTTTAGAGTTGTCAGGTACGTTTGGTTTAATCATTGCGGATGAAGTACATCGTAGTCCTGCAAAAACTTTCACAGACACATTAAATGCCTTGAAAGCTAAACACAAAGTAGGTCTATCAGGAACTCTAATACGTAAAGATGGACTACACTGTGTGCTACCTGACTATTTTGGTAAAGACTTATTTATAGGTAAAGACGAAAACAGGATGGAGCCAGTTATACATTTGTGGACTTCTAAAGTAGAGTTAAGCTCTAGCGAGTTTATACCTTGGACTACGGTAATGTCTAAGCTGTACAGCAACCCTAAATACATACAACAAGTATTAACCCTATCAGACACTTACGTATTCGCAGGACATAAGGTACTTGCTTTAGGAACTATGACAGATTTTCTGGAAAACTTACACATGAAAACAAAAGAATATAGCGTACTTGTTACAGGTGCTATAAAAGATAGACAAGCTATATTTGACGAAATGAATGACCTAGACTCAGAAGCTAGATGTATGTGGGGAACACAGTCAATATTTAGCGAAGGAGTATCTATCAATGCCCTATCTTGTGTAATACTAAGCGCCCCCTTAAATAATGACCCGCTACTAGAACAGATAATAGGTCGTATTATGCGAGAGCTACCAGGAAAGTTCTCACCTGTAGTTATTGATATAGGACTGTCAGGAAATACGGGCAAACGTCAAGTTAATGCTAGGAAAAGGTTCTATATTAATCAAGGTTGGAAAGTTAAAGAGATGGGCGATATAGATTCAATTTAAAAAACTTCTTGCATAACTGCCTAAATTCTTATATAGTATTAAAATGATGAGAAGGAAAAGCAAAGAGATTCAGAATATAGAATCTAATTAAAAAACTTCTTGACTAACAACTAAAATTGTTATATAGTATTAAAATGATGAGGGGGCAGATGAGATTCTTTGATTACGAAACAATATTTATAGTATCTCACGGAGATCCTAGTCTAATGTTAGAAGCTTTCAAACAGAATAACACAGGACACGATTTTATAGTAAAACCAAAGACTTTAGTGGACAGTTTTTGGTTATCCGACAGACACAAAGCCGAGTATCTTGGTCTTTGTTCTCTAAGAAACTATGAAGACTACTTGCACAGAGGTGAAGTTAATCTTTCACTTGATCTAGTACCAAACTGGATTCCAATGCAAGTAGTCAAAGAAAACCCACTAGTAACACTAACCGATAATTACATAATATTTCAAAAGGAAAAATAAAAAATGGCTATAGACTTTAATAAACTACACGGCGGCGCTAAAAAATCAGAAGTTAAATACATGAAGCTTGCAGACGGTGACAACACTTTCCGTATCTTGCCACAGAGTATTTTACCTAACTTTACCTACTGGGTAACTGGTGCAAACAAGAAAGATTTACCTTTCGAAGCGTTACAGTTCGACCGTGACTTAGAAACGTTTGACAATTCCCGTCCGTGCCCTGTACGAGACATGGGTATCAAGAACGATAAAGGCGAAGACCTTAGATGTCAGTGGGCATACAAATGTCAAGTAATTAACAAAGCTACGGGTAACATCGAGGTTTTACAGTTAAAGAAAGGTATTATGAACGACACAATTTCTGTAGCGCAAGACTTAGGTATTGATCCTACTTGTACAGAAACAGGTACTTGGTTGACAGTCAACCGTAAGAAAACAGGACCGCTAGCCTATAACGTAGAATACACTGTAAGACAACTTAAGTGTAAGTCTTCTCCCCTAGGAGATGACGATTTAGCTCTTATTGCAGAGTCTAAGACAATGGAAGAATTGTTTCCTCTAGAAACTTATGCAGAGCAATCAGCAAGAATCGAGAAACACTTATCTGGAGCTAAAGAAGCTGCTCCTGCTCCATCTGACGATGCAGAAGCTATCGACGAACTAGAAGATTAATAACAAGGGCGGTCTTCGGATCGCCTTTTTCGTTTTAGGAGAATAGAATGATTTGTGAAATATGCGGGGCAGAAGGTGCAATAGAGCAAATAACTCTTAACCATGTAGAGTATAACGGCAAAGAAACCTTTTTAGAACTTAAGTTTACTGAGTGTCTAGAGTGCGATTCAGACTACTGTGACCCTGTACAAGCAGCCACCAACGCTAAAGAAATGATAAAATTTAAGGAAGAAATAGATGGCTAAGATATGCTTCTCAGCAGACCAACACATTAAACTAGGGCAGAAAAATGTTCCTAGAGGTTGGCAAAGGAATAGATTTATGTTGTTGGCTAAAGAGCTAAACAAGATAGATTGCGATATACACGTATTTGGGGGTGACTTACTAGACGTAGCTGCCCCCACTGTAGAAGAAGTAGGTCTAATGTACAGCTTTATACGTAGTATAACAAAACCTATAATTATGATACCAGGTAATCACGAACTTATGTCTAAGAAAGTAGATTGCTTTATTCATATACCAGACATGTTAGAAGATTTGGGTGTTAGGTTAATTAGAGATTTCCAAACTATTCATGATATAGACTTTATTCCCTACAATATTATAAAAGACAAAGTATGGCCTAGTGCCTGTTCTAAGTT